TCCTGTAGCTCCATCATTTCTAAGTTGTTAGGTGGTCTATTAGATTTAACCTGCACACACAGCCAATCCGACTTCGAATAACCGACAAAATCCCACATCCCTAATGAACCGCCTGATTTTGTACAATAATACCCTTGTTTTTCATAGTATTTTATTGATTTTAGTTCGTTTCGGTTGCCTTTGGCTTTTGTGTTCATGTTTCCTCTTTTTTTGGAGCGGTGAATAGGATTTAAACCTATATTTTCTATATGGAATATAGAGGCTTTAACTATTAAGCTATCACCGCACAAATAATTATTATTTATATTATATACAAAAAAATGTGCTATTCGCTTGTTTTTTTAGATTTTTTTGATTATTTTAACCATTAATTGGTAATTTGTATATACACATTAACATTATGACAGGCAGAAAAACAAAACTAAATAAAGAGACTATACAACTCATTGGTAACATGGCTGAAAAAGGCTGTGATAATAAGACTATTTGTGACATCTTAGGTATATACGAATCAACTTTCTATAATTGGATAAAAAAAGCCAAGGAAGAAAAACCACAAAAAATCTATGTGGACTTTTACAAGTCACTCTCTAGAAGTCAAGGACTACAAAAACAAAAAGCAATTACTACGATAATGAAAAGTATTGAAAAAGGTGACTGGCACGCTGCAAAGTATTTATTAGGAGTACGCGATCCAGATTATCTTGAAGGTAAAAAAGTTAGCCTTGGCGGTCAGGAGGATAACCCGTTACAAGTACAAGAAATAACATTTGAAATCGGTGATAAAAGCATAGAGGATAATACAGATTAAATATAAATATAAACGACCTAAAATGTATGACAAACAAGAGAAAGCTGTATTCAATGACAGCAGATATTCTTTAGTTGAAGCGTCAACAAAGTCAGGCAAGACGGTATCATGTTTAGTATGGTTAATTGAGCAGGCATTGTTACACGGCAAGACAGGACATGTCTATTGGTGGTTAGCACCAACATATTCTCAGAGCAGAATAGTTTTTCGTAGAATGAAGCAATGGATGCCCAAAGAAATAGTATTGCGGTTTAATGAAAGTGAGTTGACTGCAACATTAATTAATAATACAACCATACATTTTAAAACAGCTGAGCATCCTGACAGCCTATTTGGAGAGGATGTTCACGCACTGGTTATTGATGAAGCATCACGATGCAGAGAAGAAAGTTTTCATGCATGTAGATCTGTTGTTACGGCCACGAACGGTAAAATCAGAATGATCGGAAATGTCAGGGGTAGAAAGAATTGGTTCTATTTGCTCTGCAGAAGAGCTGAGCAGGGCTTACAAAATTATCACTACGCAAAGATTACTGCTCAGGATGCAATAGAAGGCGGTGTATTAGATGAAGAAGAGATTGCAGAAGCAAAAGTATCTTTACCACCTACAGTATTTGAAGAGTTATATAATGCTAAGCCGAGTGATTCAAATCAGAACCCTTTTGGTGAACAAGCAATAAAGAAATGTATTGGTGAAATGTCTAACAATGCTCCATTTGTTTATGGGGTCGATTTGGCAAAGTCTGTCGATTATACGGTTATCATTGCCTTAGATCAAAATGGTGCAGTGTGTTTCTTTGAAAGATTTCAAAAATCATGGAATGAAACACGACAACGATTAATAGAAGTAATTGGTTCAGTAGACTGTATAATAGATAGCACAGGAGTTGGTGATCCATTAACAGAAGATCTACAAAGAGTATTACCGAGAGTAGAAGGCTTTAAATTTAGTAGCACAAGCAAGCAACAATTAATGGAGCTTCTATCAAATAAGATTAGTACACAACAGGTTACATATCCAGATAATGAAATAGTAAATGAATTATTAAACTTTGAATATGAGTTTAGCAGGACCGGCGTCCGCTACAGTTCGCCGCCAGGTCTTCACGACGACGCAGTCATGGCATTAGCGCTGGCGTTACGTGGTCAAAATAACGTGCCAGGAATAGGAATATGGTAATATGAATATATCATTAAACAGTAGCACTATTGGCATTGTGTCTGGTCTGCTCATTCAAGCAGCTGGGATTGTATATTTCATTAGTGCATTAGCAAGCACTGTAAGCTTTCATGAAGATAGATTAGCAAGAACAGAAGAAACAATTGAACAATTGAGTGATAAGATAACTGTGCTTTCAGAAGATCTAAAATTATTAATTGATAACATGCAAACAATAAACACAGAACATAGAATGTTGTTTGATAGTGGCAGTTATGGAGATAAAAAATATTTACCTGGAGAAAAGAGGACATACTAATGAGATGTAAAGTCTGTACAAGAAAGCTAGCTGAAAAAGTAACTGTTGGTACTGTGATACTTTGTAAGTGCGGAACATTAAATGTTGCACATAAAAACAATGAAGAGCTTGGAAGGAGAGTGCAAAATATAATAAATAACAAACCTGATAAATATCAAATATAGCAAGGAGACATAATGCCTATTATATATAAATCACATCCAACACAAGAGACACAAAAAGAAATAAAATCTGTGCCTACAAATATACCTAGTAAAAATATCTATTATAAAAACAATATATTTAGAAGCAAGCTTGAATATCGCTGGGCAAGATTCTTTGAAAAAATGGATTGGTCATGGGAATATGAACCAATGCAATATTTTCAATATTTAAAAAATTTATGGATACCAGATTTTGCATTACAACTCAGTGACACAAGATTAATATTAATTGAAATAAAGCCATTAGCATCTTTATCTAATTGGTTAGATAAAGAATATCTACATAAAAGAAAGAATATACAAAATGCTTTCTTACATTTACAACAAGAAACAAATATAGAATGTAGTGTTATGATATTAGGCAGCGAGCCATTTCTTTATTGGTCATCTGATAATAACAATGATAAACAATTAGGCTTATCAATACACAATGAAACATTTGAACATGCAACAGAAAATGATTGGAAATATTCATACGTTAATTTTATTTGTGCAAAAAATGAAATCAATAAAAGTTTTGGCATTAGTGAAACAGTAAATCAACATTTAAATAAACAAATAATTTATCCAAATAATGGACAACATTATTATGTTGATGCAAACAAACAAGGCAATATTAATTTCACACAAAAAGATATTGATATAGTTACTACTAGAAATAGACCATCAGAAGTAAATTATATAACACAGCAATATAATGCGTAATAAAAAAATAAAATATGATAATATGTTATTTGATTCAAAAATCGAAGCATCTTGGTATGACTTTATGCAGCACTCATTATTGTGGGATGTTTTGCCACAGCCTAAATATTTAGAAGATATAAAAAGATGGGTACCTGATTTTTTGATGCTAGCACCATCTGGCAACAATATATTGATTGATGTTAAAGGCGTACGCACTTCAGAAATATGGCATAATCCTATACAACATAAACATGATGTTTATAGAGAGTTTTTAATTAACTCAAAAGAAAGAATATTAAATAAGTCTGAATGGAATAAGCATGATTATAAAATATTAATCGTTGGTTTTAAATTACGATTTGACCGTGATTCATTAATGCTCTCAGAAAAGAAATCAATATTACCATTTGGTTTATTATATGAGCCAGCAGATAATGATGTAGGATATACATCGCATCCTGTATATTTTATTAAACATATTGAGCCTATGAATAATATATCGTTTGGCTTTGCTGAGTTAGGATGTGATCAACATAATGAATGTGTTATATGTGGCAAAGAAGTATCTGAAGAAAACTTTATAACATTAAGAGAAGAAAAAATAATTAGTAGTATTTTTAATCAAACACATAGGTTTTTTGAAAGTAATGAATATCTAGATAACGATGACTTTTGGAGTGCAATAAAAAAATAAATGATAAAGTGCATAAACTTATTGACAATTAAAGAGTTTCTGTGATATGTATAATATTAAAAGTCGGCACAGGGCACGTCTGCAAAGCCCATTAGGATATACCTATGGCGTCTTTGTGGAATAAATTATTCGGTAACGAAAAGCAATTTGAACAAAGTGCATCAATTCCTTTATATAATAATTCGTATGGATATAAAGAACCTCCACAAAACTATGAAGCATTTGCAAAAAATGGATACGGCAAAAATGCGATTATATATTCATGTATTCGTGAATTAACAAATGCCGCCATAGAACCTCGTTATTTTATAGAAGGTTTTGATAGAGAAAATCAACCTTTTGAAATACAAGATTCTGCATTAAAATCATTGCTTGATGCTCCAAATAAAACTCAAGATTTATACGATTTAATTGAGCAGTTAATTACACATTTATATATTGCAGGTAATGCATACATATTTAAAGAAAGAGGACAGTCAGGTAGAATTACACAACTGTATTTATTACGACCTGATCGAGTATCTATTCAATCAGGTACAGATAATGGCGTATCATCATATGAATATGAATTAAATAGTAATACATATACTATACCACCAGAAGATATTGGACATATTAAATTAGGTACAAATGCATCGAATGATTTGTATGGTTTATCTCCATTAACTGTATTAGCAAATATGTTAAACCTAGATCAATCAATAACACAATTCGCTAAGTCATTTTTCCAAAACGCTGGAGTACCTAGTGGATTATTACGATTAAAAAAGAGATTGACTACACAAGAAGAAGCAAATACTATCCGTGCACGATGGCGATCACAATTTTCAACACCTAAAAACTATAATTCATTAGCAATATTAGATGAAGATGCAGAGTACCAACCACTTTCAGTAGATCCTAGTTCAATGGCCATGGCAGATTTAAGAAACGAAACAGAATCTAGAATATGTATGGCGTTTCAAGTACCGCCAATACTTATTGGTACAGTGATTGGATTAAATAGAAGTACATATAGTAACTATGCTGAAGCACGTAGATCATTTTGGGATGAGACTGTTTCAAGTTTAATCAATAAAATTACTCGATTTTTTAATAAAAATATATGTTCAGAATTTACAACAAATGAATCATTGAATATAGACATCAGTAATGTTGCTGCATTAATAGAAGATAAAGATGCTCGTTCAACAAGAATAAATACACAATTTACTAATGGTGTCATAACATTAAATGAAGCCCGTGAAGAATTAGGATATGACCCATTAGATGATGGACAATTACGACGAATCCCATTGAATATAATTGAAGTAATGGGTGGTTCAGATAATATACCTGAACAATTAATGTTATCTTCACAAACAAATAAAGATATTACACCAGCAAGAAATGATTTGCCGAGATTAACAACACGTGAAGCCAGATTTTACAAAACATTATTAGATGTGGAAATTGATGCCGTCAATAAATTAGAACCAAAAATAGCCAAACATTATAGAAGTCTAAAAAAAAGAGTTGACGGAATCATTGGAAGCTTTATGGA